CAGATGATGTTCACTATAACATACTCTATATATAATATTATATATAATAATATATTAATATATATAATATTTATATATAATACTTCTGAACCGTACTATGTAAGGTTTTGAATTATAACCTATTCAACCAGAAGGTATTTTTTTATATAGATACTACTTCAACCAGAAGATAGTTCAACCAGCATAAGGTTCAAATTATACCCCCATTGCGTTCACCCCCAGAACTATTTGAAATTATTTTCAACTCTTTTAATACTAAAATCAATGATTATCAAAAATAATTAGTCGTTTGCTTTTTGGATTGATATTTATATTAAACAAAAAGAAATGGAAATAGACTATCAATTAAAAGAACACCTAAAACGAGTATCAACATTTGCATCATTCAAACTTAATTTACTAAAAGATGATATCAGCAAATCAGAAAGATTTGATATCAGTGATTTCAAGGTGAAGTACTTACTTCTAGAATTAACAGATTTCAAAGATTCACATTTAGTACAAGAATTATTAGCACTGGGTGATAAGATTATTGATTTAAAAAATAAGTAATGACAATAGAACCCCAAATGAAACCAATCAACCTACAAGAATATTACCCACTGATTTATAAAATCGTGAATAAATTTGATTCACAATATCATGCTGAACTATTCAATGAATGTTATATACAACTGGATACACTTTTAAGACGTTTTAACGCATCATTAGGAAAGTTTGAAACATATGCATACCAGCGTTTATATTATTGTTGTGTTGACTTCATAGAAGCTAATAATTTTAATCATGAATCATTTGATGAAATCATTTCAAATGAAGATGGTGAAGAAACTAGAAAGATTGAATTATTAGAATCTAGTTATGATTTAGAATTAGAATTCATCAGAAGGGATTTCTTCAACCATAAGCAAAGAACATTAACTGATGTTGAAGTTTTCATTCAGAAAAAATACTTCATAGATAAATTACCAGTAAAAGATATTCAACGCATTTATTACCCATTTCATTTGATTAAATCAAATGATACCATATACCAAATCTTAAAAAAATAATGACAATATATAATTTAATAAATGACCCAACACATTTAGCTATAATTCTACAATTAATAAGAAATGGTATTTTAAAAGATACTACCATATTACAACATAGATTGATATATAGCAGATTCTACCAAATAGAAGGTAGTAAGGGTGAAAGATATTCACAGTTAGGTGAAGAATACAATCAGCACCCAAACAGCATACAAAGAATAATATTAAAATTAAATAAACCAGCAAGATGATTACAATAGAATCTTTAAGACCAACAATATATTCAGTTACAGTTAAACTGCATGGTATCAGGTTATTTAATAATGATTTACAACAAGCTGATGTAATAAAATGGGATTTGTTATTTAACTTCAGTGATATAAAAGAAGTACTGGTAGGTACAGATATAGAATTTACCAGTGATAAAAGGACTTATAAAGAATGCACAATCTTCAATGCAGATATCATGATTCAATTCAACACTACAGATAAAAGAAAACATGATGAAATATTAGCAGTGGTACAAAAGTACTTAGCTAATGAATTTGTAATTCCTCTAGATTAAAATTCAATTATGAAAAAACAAACCAAAAACAATGTAATCAGATTAACAGATAAAGAAATTAATATACTTAATCAGCTTAGAGATTACCAAACCACAACAACTTCACAAGAACAAGTAGCATATCAACCAAAAAAAAAGAAACCAATATTATATAACAAGAACAAATCAAGGGTGTTAATCGTTGGGGATTTACATGCACCATTTGATTTAGATGAATATTTACAGCACTGCATTAACATGTATAAAGAATTCCAATGTAATGCTGTAGTGTTCATTGGTGATATTATTGATAATCATTATTCAAGTTATCATGAATCAAACCCAGATGGTATATCTGCTGGTGATGAATTAGATATAGCAATAGACAGAATACATAGATATTATAAAGCATTCCCAGATGCTACTGTTATAATTGGGAATCATGACAGAATGAGTTATAGAAAAGCATTCAGTGGTGGTATATCTAAGAAGTGGGTGAAAGATTATTCTGAAGTACTAGGTACACCCAGATGGGATTTTAAAGTAGAACACATTATTGATGATGTAATCTATGTTCATGGTGAAGGTGGTACAGCTAGAACTAGAATCAAATCAGAACACCAATCAATTGTACAAGGTCATTTACATACACAAGCATATATTGAATGGTTATTCAATTCTAAGAATAGGGTATTCGGTATGCAAGTGGGTACAGGTATTGATTTTGAATCTTATGCATTTGCATATGCTAAAGCTGGAAAGAAACCAGCAGTATCATGTGGTGTTGTTCTAAATGGTGAACAACCATTTCTACTACCTATGATGCTATAAAACACTTTCAAAACATCATTCATTACAAATGCAACATTTTCATGTTGCATTTTCTGCTTTTACCCCTAATACTGGTGATATAGTAATATATGAAGGCTACAATTTATGTTAACGGTGTAATTGGTGATGATACTAATTTATTAGATGTTATTAGACAATTCAAATCATTTTCAAACCCTACAGAAGTAGAAGTAATCATCAACAGTGTTGGTGGTTCAGTTGATTCTGGTATGAGCATCTTTAATTATTTAAGAAACTTAAATATTCCAGTAACCACTATAGCTAAACAAGCTTATTCAATTGCAGCTTCAATTTTCATGGCTGGTGATAATAGGATTGTAGAAGCTGGTTCAGATAGAATCATGATTCACTTTCCATGGGCATCTGTTGCTGGTGGTTCAGAAGAATTAGAAATGGTAGCTAAAGAATTAAAAGCTATTGAAAAGGACTTCATACAATTTTATTCAAACTACACATCAATAGATGAAAATGCTATTAAAGACTTGCTACAGAATGAAACATTCTTATCAGGTGATGAAGCATTCACTTTAGGATTAGCAACTATGGTACAAGTACCATTAGCAGCTGTAGCATATTATAATAAAGAAAACGAAAATAAAATGACAAAAACACAAAAATTTTTAAAAGCCATGGCTGATTTCTTCAAGGAATCAGAATTGAATGCTTTACTAATTCAAGATGCAAATGGGGTTGAAATCAACTTTCCAGATGTAGCTGAAGGTGATGAACCACAAGTTGGTGATAAAGCAGAAATTGATGGTCAACCAGCTACTGGTGAAGTTGTAATGCCAGATGGTACTACAATGGTTTTTGATGGTGGTGCATTAACAGAAGTTAAGCCATCAGAAGAAACTGAAGAAGCACCAGTTGAAGATACTGTTGAAGAAGAAGCTTCAGCTGAAGCTGTTGAAGAATCTACAGAAGAATTAGTAGAAAATACTACAGAAGAATTAGTAGAAGATTCAACAGAAGAATTAGATGTAGAAGCATTCATCAAGATGATTGAAGAATCAATTACAGCTAGAGTTTCTGAAAATATTAAATCAGAAAACAAAGAATTAAAAGCTGAAATATTAGCTATGAAAAAGCTAGTAGGTTCAGAACAAATAGCTGTTCAAGTTGCAGAAACTAAAACGAACACAAATAATAATAATGATTTGCCTAAATCAGTGCAAATATTATCAACACTAAGAAAAAACAAATAAAAACATGGCATTAGATGTAAGCACAATCACAGGATATGTGGATGAAAACAAAAATGAATTAATAGCTGCAACTGTAGCTGGTGCAACAAGTGCACAATTATTAAACCTTCAAACTGGATATAAATCTAGTGGAACAATAAACGTATTAGATACTGATGTTGTATTACAAGCAGATTCATGTGGTAGAACACCATCTGGAACTACTTCAGTAACACAAAGAATTTTATCAGTAGGTGAAATCAAAGTTGAAGAAGATTTATGTGTTAAGGTATTAAACAAAACATATTTACAACATGCTGTAAAAGCTGGTTCTAAAGATGATGTATTACCATTTGAAGCTGATTATACTTCATTGAAAGCAGAAAAAATTGCAAATGCAATGGAAACTGCTATATGGCAAGGTGATACTGGTTCTGGAACTGTAAACTTAAAAAGATTTGATGGTTTCTTAAAAATCATTGATGCTGAAGGTTCTGTTATAGATGGTAACACTGGTGCATTAACTGCAATCACTTCAACAAATATAGAAGCTGCTGTAGATGGTGTTTATGATGCTATTCCAGCTGAATTATTATCAAAAGATGATACTGCTATCTTCATGGGTCATGATACATTCAGACTTTATTCAAGAGCAGTAAGAAATGCTAATTATTTCCATATAGCACCAGAAGCTGGTATTACTTCAATGAATGTAGCTGGTACAAACGTAAAAATTTACGCTGTAGAAGGTCTTAATGGAACTTCAAGAATTATTGCTGGTAGAACTTCTGGTTTTATTGTAGGTGTAGATTTAGAGAATGAAGAAGAAACATTTGATATGTGGTATTCAATGGATGATAAGGTTGTGAAATTTGATGCAGCTTTTAAAATGGGTGTTCAAGTAGCATTTCCAAGTGAAATTGTAGAATTCACATTAGCATAATCTACAAACAATTAAACAATAATAATTGGGGGTGATTATTCACCCCCATATAAAAATAAAAACAATAAAAAAACATGGCAACTTGCAATAAAAAAATAACCGATGATATGCTATTTGACTGTTCAGCTAGTGGTAAAGCTGGGGTTGATTCTGGTTTTGCAGTTATTATTAATTCTGAAGATTTAGATTTAACTGGTACAAGTGTATCAGCATCAACTATTTCAGATTTAATTTTAAATTCTGGAACGACTGGTTATAAATTGGAATTCTATAAGCAACTAATTAATGCTAATGGTTCATATTCACCAAATGCTGAGGCAGTTGATGGTTTTATCCATACAGTAAATTTAAGAATGAGTACACCAAGTGCTGAATCAGCTAATCGAGCAACCGAGATAAAGAACGGTAGGTTTATAGTTATTATAGAAACTACTTACAAAGGAGTTAATAACGGTGATGCATTTCGTGTTCTAGGTTTTGAAAATGGCTTAGAATTATCTGAAATGCAGACAAGTACAAATGAAAATGCTAGTAATATCACATTTTCATTAACGACTAGAGAAGGAAATTATGAACAATATATTCATCACATTTTCAATGAAACAAATTATGCTACTTCTAAAGCAGCATTTGATAGTTTGTTTGCTAATCCATAAGAATTAGATAAACATCACAGTAATTATCAGGTAGATAAGGGTAATACCTTTTCTACCTTTTAAACATTAATATAAAAAAAGGTATGAAAAACTTTCAATTTAAAAGTCCAAAAATAATGTATAGAGTAGCTAAAGGTTCATCTGAATTAATTAGCAATGATAGAATGACTGATGAAAAAGCTATTACATTTTTAAAAGCTAATCCAGCTAGAATAGACCTATTTAGAGTTTACCCAGATAACTGGAAAGAAATGTTAGAAGATTCAACTACTGAAGCTGAATTTGCAATAGACCCAACACCAGAAAAAAAAAAGGTTGTGGGTGCAAAGGCTGATTTAAAGAAGTTAAAACTTAAAGATTTAAAAGAACAATACCCAGATATAAAAGTTGATTTCGGACAATCGAAAAAAGACTTCATTCAAAAGATACTTAACCAATAAATGAGATTATCATATTCAAATATAAAAGATAGTATTCTATCAGTTAAAAAAGATAAACGTACAGATGTATTTCATTTTGGTATTGATAACCTATTTCCACAATTAGTTGAAGAACTTATTAATCAATCAGTGACTTCAAAAACTTGTGTTGATAAAGTTGCTAAAGCTATGTATGGTAAATCATTTGGTGATATTGGTAAAATCAGTATCAATGCTGATGGTCAATCATTAAATGAGGTACTAAGAATTGCATCTAGAGAATATGCAAAACACAGTAATGTGTTCATACATATTGGGTACAATGGTGAACTAAAAGTTAATAGTATTAAAGTAATACCAGTAGCACAAGTTAGAGTTGGTAAAAATGATGATAATGGTTATTCTGGTAAGTACATTATTTATAATAATTGGGATAAAACACAAGGTAGATTTGATGCTAAGAATTTCAAATATATTGATAGATATAACCCATTAAAGAATGTAATAGAATCACAAATAGAAGCTGCTGGTTCAATCATAAAATATAAAGGGCAATTACTTCACATACAGAAAGATTCTAATAGCATATACAGCTTATCAGATTTGAACCCAGTTCTATCTGAAGCATTATTAGAAAAGAATTCACAAACATTCAGAAGTAGAGGTGCAGAGCGCGGATTTTTGAACACCAAATTAATGACCATAAATCCATTTTCATCAGATGATGAAAGAAGTGATTTCAAAAAAACGCTTCAAAACGTTCAAGGTGCAGAAAATTCTGGTAATGTAATACTACTTGAAGCTAGTCAAGCTACAGATGATTTATCATCACAAGTTAAGTTAGATGATTTATCATCAAAATACAATGATAAACTATTTGAATATTCAGATGCACAAGCTGAAAAGAATATAACGAAAGCATTTGGTGTACCAATGGTATTGATTGATACAACCAATGATGGGTTATTTGGTAATAGTGGTGAAATGCTACTAGAAGCTAAGAAACAATT